GGCAAAGCGGATGGGCTATGAGAATCTGGAGGACATGATTGGCAAGGCGGAAGGGAATTTCCTGGACGCCGAGGTGAAGCGTCTGACAGACGACGGTGTCCACGAGGAAGTGGCCCGGGACATGGTACGGCGCCGCATGGACGCGGCAGCTCAGACTCAGCACAAAGAACCGGCACAGGAGCCTACCCGCCCCGGTGGTCGGCGAGACTTTCAGGCTGAGAGCAGAGAGCTGCTGACTGCCCGCCCTGAGCTGCAGGGCAAGAAGCTGCCTGACGAGGTGGTCAATGACTGCATCCAGAAGGGCAAGAACCTGCTGGTGGCGTACGCAGAGTATGAGACACGGCAGGAGAGAGCGCAGGCCGAGAGCCTGCGCGCGAAGCTTCAGATACTGGAACAGAACGCGGCCTCTGCCGCCAAGGGCCCTGTAAAGGGTGCTGCCGGCGGCGGTCCCACCGACACCAAGAAGGGTGGAGGCGATCCGTTCCTGGAGGGCTTCGATAGTGATTATTAACAGAAAGGTTTGATTATCCATGGCAGTTATCAACTATGCCAGCAAATACGCCAGCAAGGTCGACGAGCGGTTCCACAAGGAATCCCAGGCCATGCTGGCACTGAACAGCGATTACAAATTCACCGGCGTGAAGACGGTCAACGTCTATTCCATCCCTGTGGTGGGCATGAACAACTACCAGCGCAGCGGCTCCAACCGCTACGGCACCCCCAAGGATCTGAGCACCAATGTGCAGGAGCTGACCATTAAGATGGACCGCTCCTTCACCTTCATCATCGACAAGGGTGACAAGATCCAGACTCAGATGGTTCTGGAGGCCGGTAAGGCTCTGAACCGTCAGATGCGTGAGGTGGTGATCCCTGAGTTTGACACCTATGTGTTCAAAACTCTGGCTGCTGCGGCTACCAAGAAGGGCGGCTACAACACCGCTGAGCTGACTGTGGAAAACGCTTACGGCGAGTTCCTGCGTGGCATGGAGTATCTGGGCAACCGCAATGTACCCGATGTGGGCCGAGTGTGCTTCTGCTCCTACGGTTTCTACAACCTGATCAAGCAGAATCCCTCCTTCGTCAAGTACGGCGACGCCAGCCAGGAGATGCTGCGCCGCGGCGAGCTGGGCGAGGTAGACGGCTGCAAGCTGGTACGCGTGGCCAGTTCCCGACTGCCCGCCGGTGCCGCCTTTATCATCACCCACAAGATGGCCGCCTGCGGCCCCAAGCAGCTCAACGAGTACAAGATCCACGACAATCCCCCCGGTGTTTCCGGCTGGCTGGTGGAAGGCCGTCAGATCTACGACTGCTTCGTGCTCAACGAGAAAGCAGACGCCATCTACTACCACGGCAGCCAGCCCGTGCTGAAGTACCTGATCGCAGGTACCGCCGCAACTGAGGCGGGCAAGTCCACTATTCAGGTGCTCAGCGAGAAGGAGGGCAGCGCACGCTACTACGTGACCGCTGCCGAAGCTTCTACGCTGACTACGGTTACTTACGGTGCTGCTATCGACACCGACGCATGGACCGAGCTGACCGCCAACGAGGTGGAGATCACTCCTACCGCCGGCCACGCCGTGGTGCGCGTGGTGGAAGTGGACGGCGAGGGCAAGCCCATTGCCGTGGGCGATGCCCTGCTGAACATCGGCTAAGATGGTGCGCTGAGCCTTTAGCGAGCGGGCGAGGCGTAACCAGCTACATATGCTGCATGGACAAGGGGAGCCCGCGGGCTCCCCTGTTTGTGTATCAGCAAGAAAGGAGAGACAAACATGACAGAAATGCTTTTGGGCGCTGCCGGGGCGCTGGTGGCGCTGATGCTGCTGGGCATTGGTTTTGCCGTGGGCTGGAAAGCATCGCGCTGGGCAACCGGGGGAAACGGCAGGACGGAGGAGAGCAGCGAGGAGGAACGGCGCAGACTGATGGCTGAGCAGAAGGCCTTCCACCAGATCATGAATTACAATGCCGAGACCGCCTACGGGATGAACGGGCGGCAGCTGGAGGAGGATAGCCGGTGACAGGAGAAAAAATCACCAAGGCATGGCAGCGGTATGAGATGGGCCGTGAGTACAACAACCGGCTGGTACCAAACCAGTACGATCTGGTGAACACCAACATCGAATTCTTTGCCGGTAATCAGTGGCTGAATCTGCCGGCCACCTCCGCCATGGCGAAGCTGCCAAAACCGGTATTTAACAACATCAAGCGCGTGACGAGCCTGTTTGTGGCCAGTCTCACCAGTTCGGCGGCCAGCATCAGCTTTGATGAGCTGAGCTACTACAGCTCCAGCGCCCTCCACGCAGAGGCAGGGGGCAGCACGGGCGAGGACGAGGAAAATGCCGCTGCCATTGCCACGGCGGAGGTGCAGAACCTGCTGGAGAAGTTCAAGATGGACTACCGCATCCGGGAGGCTCTGTTCGACGGGGCCCAGACCGGCGACTACTGCGCTCACTTCTACTGGGACGCGGAGGCCATCCCCTATGGTGGCGCCTTTGGCCCGTACCGCGGTGAGATCCGCATGGAGCTGGTGGATGGCATCAACGTGATGTTCGGCAACCCCAACACCACCGACCTGGAAAAGCAGCCTTATATCCTCATTGCCGGCCGTGACACCACAGCCAATCTGGAGGCGGAGCGGAAGGCTCACAAAGGGGAGGGGGCTGTGGATCCAGACAGCGAGTACATGGAGCAGGCAGGTGTCGGCGGACAGACAGAGCTGGAGGCCGACGGCACCGACGGCAAGGCACTGTACCTCTACATGTACGAGATGAAAAACGGCACCGTCCACGTCAGTAAGGCCACGCGGACCTGTGACATCTATGAGGACATCGACACCGGCCTGAGCCGGTACCCCATCGCCTGGGGCAACTGGGAGAAGCAGAAAAACCAATACCACGGCCGAGCGTTGGTGACGGGGATCATCCCCAACCAGATCTACATCAACACCATGATGGCTCTGGTGATGCGCCACCTGCAGCTGCAGGGATTTCCCAAAACCGTGTTCAACGCTGACCTCATCGGCCAATGGTCCAACGAAGTGGGGCAGGCCATTGCGGTACGGAATATGATGCCCGGTATGCGCATCTCTGATGTGGCGATGAATCTGCAACCGGCCAATATGTCCGAGCAGATCATGCAGGTGATCGACAAGGCGGTGGCCATGACCAAGGACTGTCTCGGTGCCACGGACGCCCAGCTGGGCAACGTGAAGCCGGACAACACCAGTGCGCTGATGGTGCTACAGAACAGCGCGGAGGTCCCGCTGGAAAATACCCGCGCGGGGCTATACGAGTGGCTGGAGGACTGCGGCAGGATCCTGCTGGATATGATGGGCACCTACTACGGCACCCGGCCTGTGGTGCGCAACCGCAGCTTTGATGAGCTGATGACTGACGCCACCGGGCGGCCCATGATCAACCCTATGACGGGTCTGATGGAGATCACCACCGTGGAGCGGCGTGTGGCGGAGCCTTTTGATTTCAGCGCTTTCAAGAACCTGTGGTTCAATGTCCGGGTCAACGCCGGCGCTACCACCTACTACAGCGAGATCGCCATGGTGCAGACCCTGGACAACCTGCGCCGGGACGGCGTGCTGGAGGTCATCGACTATCTGGAGCGCATTCCCGATAAGCTCATTCCCAGAAAGGCGGAGCTGATCCAGGAGCTGAAAAAGAGAGCGTCCGAGGCGTCGCGAGCAGGCCCGATGGACTGGAGCGCGGGCGCGAAACCAGCGGCGCAGAGCGGCGCGTTTCAAGCCCAAGTCGGAGGGAAGCGGGCCGTCGGGAGCAGCCGAGGCGTGACCATGGCGGGAGTAACCGGCGAAAATCCCCTGATTGGAGGCCCAGTGAGCGAGGATAAAGCTGTGGCGGGGCTGCCTGTGAATATGCAGACCAAATACAGCAATATGCCCGCCAGTGCGCAGACGGCCTTGAAGCAGATCGGCGCTATGAAGCGATAGGAGGTGCTGGGGAAATGGATTACAAGTGGGCACAGAATTTCATACTGCAGCTCATCAACCAGTACAGCGTGGCCGGTAGTGAAGTTGCCAGTAGCTACAACAACCAGGCTGACTACTTGAAACGCATCCCAAAGCTGCTGGACGACGCGGCGATCCATGTGGCCACCGGAGCGGGGAAGATCCGTACCATCACGGCATTGGAGAGCCTGACAAGGAAAACCATGGGATCGTGGTACCTGTACGAGCTGCCTGAGGACTGTTGGCAGGTATGCTCCGAAGGACTGATCCGCACGGACTGGGAGCAGCTGCACCGATACAGCAAGTATCGGCTGCTGGGCGACAACGGCCTTGCGGTCCCTAAGACGCTGGACGGAGAGATGCATCTGGAATATTTCCGGTACCCGGCGCTGCTGGGGGACAGCCCGCAGGATAACACACCGTTGGACAACACGGTGGAGGCACAGATGGCGCTGCCTTACTATGCGGCGGCCCTGATCGTAATGCAGGACGACAGCTTTGCTTACAGCGCCCTGATGAATGAGTTCGAGGCGAAGCTGAGCCGCATGGACGAGCGGATGCAGGCGCAGATCACCATCATTGAGGATGCATATGATGCCGGCGAAGCTGAAATCAACGGATAGGAGGCGGCGGGATGAGCAGAGTGAATCTGAGCAGCATGCCAAGCCGCAACAAGGAGTATGTGATCGACTTTCCGCGGCAAGACGGTGGGCTGAATACATGGGAGTTGGACTACCGGCTGGCGGCCAATGAGAGCCCGGAAATGAAGAATCTGTGGTGGAAGGACGGCGCGCTGTGCTGCCGGGATGGGCAGGCGAGGCTGACGGGCGAGGATAGCCCCGGCCGGGGCTGGAGCGCTTACGATGCCCTGTTTTGGGATCATGCCTTTTTCCACATCGGCACGGGCCTGTACTGTGCGTCCATGGTGGCCCCAGACATGGTGAGTGGTGAGCTGGAACTGACGCTGCTGCTGGAGGGCGTGGCGGAGAATCGCGGCACCTGGTTGCGGTACGGGGACTGCCTGTACTACAAGAACCGAGGCGGCTATTACCGGATCGCATACGACCAGGAGGGCCGTTTTTCGGCGGGAGATGTGCCTGTATACACCCCTGTCATCCAGATCAACACGGAGCCCACCACGGCGGCGGGAGACGCCTATCAGCCGGAAAACCGTCTGTGCCCGCGGAAAACGGTGGAGTACAGCACGGTGGCAGGTGTGAAGGAGTACCACCTGCCGGTGCAGAACATCGAGAGTGTGGACAAGGTGACGGTGGACGGTGTGGAACTTGCCGAGGGCGAGGGGTACACCGCTGATCTGGAGGCGGGGACCGTGACCTTCACCACCGAACCCACCCACCATGAACCGGTGCAGGTGAACACGGTGGACATCACCTACACCAAGGCCAACCCGGATGCCTATGCCAGCGTAATGGACTGCCCCTACGCCATCGTGTACGGCGGCAATCAGAATCTGTGCGTGGTGGTGGGAGGGTGCGAGGCCCAGCCCAATGCCTACTTCTGGAGTGGCAACCACATCGTGATGGATCCCGGTTATTTCCCTGTGGAGCAGTACAACTTCGCCGGGGCCACCGAGGAGTATATCACCGGCTTTGGCAAGCAGCAGGATATGCTGGTGATCTTCAAGGAGCACAGCGTGGGCCGGGCCACCATGAGTGCCACGGAGATGGAGAGCGGTCGCACGCTCATCACCATGGACTATGTGAGCATCAACAGCCGCATCGGCTGCGACCTGCCCTGGACCATTCAGCTGGTGGAGAACAACCTGGTATTTGCCAACCGGGAGCAGGGTGTACACCGGGTAAGCGACAGCTCCAGCGCCTATGAGAACAATATCGTTCCCATCAGCCGCAAAGTGGATAACGGTCTGCTGCCGCTGGTGCGAGGGGCCCAGGATGTGGCCAGCTTTGATGACGGTGATAGGTACTGGTTAACAGCGGATGGCGAGGTGTACGCCTGGGACTATGCGCTGAGTACTCACAGGGACCCGAGCTGGTTCTATTTCGACAACATCCACGGCACCGCCTACATCCGCACGGACGCAGCGGTGTGGTACCACCTGGGGCGGGATGGGAGCGTGAACACCTTTCGGCGGACCTTCAGCGATTTCAACGAGGCCATCCACAAGGTCTATCGGTTCGCCACTCAGTACATGGGGAGCTATGACCGATTGAAGGACGTGGTGCACGTTATCTTCGCGGTGCGGGGCGATACGGATACGGACATCGCCATCCTGTATTCCACGGACTATGAGGACCGCTACGACCTGACACCCATCCGGGCGTACTCCTGGAGACTGTGGCCGAGGAACCTGGCCTACCGGTATCTGGGCGTGCGCAGGTTCGCCACCGTGGCGCGGAGGCGGCCCGGCTGCCGCCATATCCGGCACTTCACCATGACCCTATCCAACAACAGCGCGGGAGCGGACATGTCTGTGGTGTCGGCACAGATCATCTACAGGTTCCAAGGGAGGGATCGATAAGTGCCTTTTACAAGACTGGAATACGAGAAGAGCTGGAAGCGCAGCGAGGATTTTCCTACCTATGAGGGCGACGAGACCAAGGTGAGGGAGGACATGCAGTATCATCCCGACGCGGTGAAGGATTTTCTCAACGATACGCTGATGGCCGAGCTGGAGGGGCCGGGGGGCGCCGGGAAGCTCGGCGACAGCCAGAAGGGGACTGTGGAGCAGTCTCTGGCGGAGGCCTTCCGACGGCTGGACGCAGCGGACAGCGACATCAAAAATCTGGCCGGCGGTGAAAGCCCAGAGTCCGTGAGAGCGGCTGTGGTGACTTTTACCGCGGAAGGCTGGGTGGAGGACGAAACAGGCGGACTCTATGAGCTGCGGATCCTGAGCAGCCAGCACAAAAGGCTCAATGATGCCTTTGGCTTTAAGCTGCAGCATCTGGTGGGCGAGGGGTACCGCACCAACTCCTGGGCGATTGCCGGCACCGACGTGGGCTATGACCGGGATAGTGGAGATGTTATTCTGACATCTTCCGTGGCCTACACCGGGGCTATCACCTTCTTCGGCGTGTGAGGAGGGGCGACATGGAGAGATTTTACGCGATCC